ACGCGGCAACATGGGTTGCTGGTGGCGGAGCGCGTGCAGGAGGAAAGTCTGGCGGTCTCCGTCGCATCATGCTTGCAAGGCGTTTGGAGAAAGCTGGTACCGCCGGCGTCATCGTTCGGCGCACCTACAAGGATGTAAACGAAAATCACATCCAGAAGTACTTCTCCGAGTTCCCGGATCTCATCCCCTACTGGCGTGCGACGGACAATGAGTTTCGCTTGCCCAACAAGTCCCGCCTCTGCTTCCGCTACTATGAGAACAAAGCCGCAGTGGATCAAGGCATGTGGGGCCCGGAGTGGTATGACGTGTTTGTCGATCAGGCGGAACAATTCACCGAACACGAGTTGACCATCATGCGTTCCGCGTGCCGCTGGCCCGACGCGCCGATGAACGATTGTAAACTGGGACTCTTCTTCAATCCGGGTGGAATCGGCACCGAGTTTCTAAGGCGCATCTTTCATCAACGCCGATACACGGCGAACGAGAATCCATCCAACTACTCGTTCACTCACCTGTTCGGATGGGACAATTACGTGTGGTTTGAATCGTGTGGTCTCAGTCCAAAGGAATTCTATGCGCTCCCCGATGGTGTCAAAACGAATGAACCGTGTCCTTCAGGCGATAGTGGTGACCGGGAATCTGGCTATGTCTGCTGCCGTTTTCATCTCTTTATCCATCGCACCGCCGAGGGACAGAAACTCAATGCTCTTCCGCCTAGCCTACGCGCTGGTCACCTTCTTGGCAGCTTCGATAGCTTCGCTGGTCAATACTTCGCCGGCGTCTGGGACGAATCGAAACTCATACTGACGGCGCAACAGGAAGCGAACCTCATCCAGCCTTGGTGGGCGCGCTGGATGGCGCATGATGACGGGTTCGTGCATCACGCGGCGATGGGGTGGTTCACAACTGGGAAGGTCTCTCCAAAGCTATTTCAAGAAGTATTTGGCGTGCAGATTCCAGACGCGGTGACAGTGGTTGTCGTCTATCGCAATCTGGTGGAGTCCGAAGTAGAGCCCGGAGAGCTAATTCGGCGCGCACGTAAGCTAACATCACTCGACGAGGCGCGCACACTCTCACGATACTTTCTCTCCGTGGACGCATGGGAGAAAGATAGCAAAGGGCATTCGGTGGCGGAGGAGATTTCGCGGGAACTTCTCCGCCCGCAAGTCGTGACACAAGGGTCGAAGGATCTCACCGTCACGTTCCCCTCGCCCGAACAGGCGGACAACGCGCGAATCGGCGGATGGCGTTACATGTACGCCATGATGAAGAAGACGGCGGACGTATTGGACGGGAAGATGAATCCCACACGGACAAGCGAGGATTACGACGGCGATGATAGTGGCGGATATTCGCTTGCCACGCCGCTCCTCTTCATCTCCTCCCAATGCCAGGATGTGATCGAAGCTATCCCGATGGCCATCCGCGACGACATCCACGCGGGCAAGCACGAGGACATCATCAAGCTCCCGACGAAGGCCGACGATGTGCTCGATATGGTTCGGTACGGGCTGAAGTCCGCGCTCCGTGCTAAAGTAACCCCGTTCCCCGTGGTCGCGGCGGAGAAGCGGCTGGAGATGGAACAGCACGGGCTGAGCATGACGGAGATGGCGATTCAGTTCAAGAAGATGGAACTTTCACGCCACGGTGGAAGACACAGCCGAAAGGGGTCATTCCGATGATTGACGCAATCGTGATTCTGATTCTCCTCGGGCTCCTGGCAGTGCTGACCATCCAGCAGAAGAACGAGCGGAAGATTTATGACAACATGCTTGAGGCATTGAACGTGAGCCTTGCGGTGGCGGAGGCGAATTACACCCATCTCCTCGACCGGCTGAAGGAAAAGTCATTGACGGGGCGCGGGAAGGTAGCGCAGACTGAGACCGAACGGCCCATGTCGGGACCGCAGTTGCGCCGGCTGAACGAGCGCCTGAACAACGCGCAGTGGGAACAGATGCAGGAACGGCCCAACAGTGAAGTTCTAAAGGATCAGGAGGCGTGAAATGGCTGAAGAGATGAAGAAGGGTCTGGGGCGAATGTCGAAAGCGCCGGATGAGCAGAAGGGACGGGAGGCGAAGAAGCCGTCAGGGTCCGTGGACGGCGAGCATAAGCCGGACGAACATGATGGCGGAGAAGAGGGTACGAGCACCATCACCCACCACGCGGACGGGAGCCACACGTCGCAAATGCACGGCGGCGAGGAGACCCACCACCCGGATCACAAGCATTTGATGGCCCACATCGGCCACCATCTGAGCGGCGGCGATGCCCACCACATCACTCACCACGACGGCATGGAGGCACATTCGCACACCGTTCACGAGGATGGGACGCATGAACCCCACGAAGGCGACCCGCACGAGTCGCTGGACGCGATGATGAACGGGGGAATGGGGGACCAGGGCGCGATGGGCGATCAGGGCGGAGAGCCAATGCCGCCACAACATGAAACCTTCGGTGGAATGTAAGCCGCCGACCAACAAATCACGAAGGACGAACTTTTCGCAGGACCCAAAGGAGAACCCAAAATGGCTGGACAACCTAGTGTCATCAACGCGATTGATTTCAATTATTCCGTAGTTACTACTTCTGGTCCGAACGTCTCGGGCGCAGGGACGATTACCATCAAGGCCCCCCTTCCCACTACTCCCAACGGCCTCCCGATCATCATCAACACATCTACGCCAATCATCATCGGGGGCGACTCGAACTCCGAGACGGTAACGCCGACGGCGGTCTCCTACGACCAATTCGGCAACGTGAACATCACGGCGACCTTCGCGAATGCGCATGGTACTGGTGAGCCCGTAACCTCAGCCAGCTATGGCCTTGAGGAAGCAGCATCCTATGCATCCTCTCGCGGCGGCGGCTTAGTCGCCCTCACTCCTCAGTGGTTTGGCGCAACCGGACTGAGCAAGGCCAACGCCATTGCCCTCCTCGTTACCTTCAAGGGATGGGCCAACGTCACGGTGCTGGACTACTCCGGCAACAGCAACACCACGACCCCCGCGCACAGCTACTACGCGGCCCCGATTACGGCTCCCGTCACGGGCGGTCTGTGGACCAGCTCTGGCGTGGCGATTTATTAAGGAGAGAACATGGCATTCTGCGCACCTCAGCTTGTTTACAGCAATGGCTTTCTGAATCAAACCTCGTCGATTGGCACCACGGCTCTCTTTACACCAAGCGGCGAGGGGTTTTTCCGCATCTCTGTCTACTCAGATGGCAATGCAGGCAGTGGAGCGGGAGATGCGCAGGCTAATCTCACCATTGTCAGCGCTGTAGGGCAGAACTATACCTTCGGCGCTGATGGTGGTGCGGGTTCTGGCGGCTTGGATACAAGCATTTTTCATTTGAACTCTTCGCACGCAGTAAGTCTCACGGTCACCTTGACAGGCACCCTGACTTACAACGTCTACGTAACCATCGAGCAGTTGGTGTGAAATGCCCGCCGTCAGCAAGAAGCAGCAACAGGTCATGGCGATTGCCGAGCACAACCCTTCCAAGTTGTACTCCAAGAACCGTGGCCTGTTGGGCATGACCCACACTCAACTCCACGACTTCGCCTCCACTCCGCGCAAAGGACTCCCGGAGAAGAAAGGAAAGAAAGTTTATGGCAGATGATCTCAACAAGCCAGCGCCCCCCGTTGCCGCACCCAGGCCTGTGGTTCCGGCCCCAGCTCAGGCCGCTCCTGTAGCTCCTCCTAAGCCCAAGAAAATGGTGATTTGGGACGGCTCCTGGCGCGGCACCAAGCCCACTCAGTCCGACCTCCCCTCCGGCGGCGTCGTGATGGCCAAGCAGGTGAAGGCTCCCAATGGAACCTTCTTCTACTCCAACGGGAGTGGGAAGCCGGCGTTCTTTCCCAACCCCGAGAGTTACCCGAAAGGGGGATACTTCGCGGGAGAGGCGGTGCCGGTCGATGGGTAAGCTCTACTCCAAGCAGAATGTCGATCTCGGGAAGAAGGGCTCCTTCCGCGTGAAAAAGGGAGCCCTGCACTCGATGCTGGGGATTCCGCAGGGGGAGAAGATTCCGGCATCGGATCTCGCCCCGCACGCCGGGGATTCTCCGCTTCTGAAGCGCCGCAAGGCCAGCGCCAAGGGTTTTCGGGCCATGCACCACTAAGGGACAATGATGAAGAAAGACGATCTGGGAACGACCCGTGATGACGGTAACGGGCAGACCCGCGAACTCATGCGCGGCACAGATGGAAACGTGGTTTCTACGCTCCCGGCGGATTGCAGGATGCAGACGGCACCAGATCGTCCCGTTGATTTATCTCCCGAGCGGAAGGCGGAGATCGAAGCGGAATCCAAGCGCAAGATCACGTTCATGGAGCGGGAATATTGGCGTCTCCGCAATGGGGAGCAGGATTACATGCGCTGTCCGTATTGCGCGATCCCATCTTCAGACGGAAAGAGAGACCGCGAATATCGCATCAACCTGGTTGACCGCCCGTTTTGCTGTGCTCTGTTCGCGAAGATGTTCGCAGCCATCCTCGACCGGCAGATCGAAGTGGACACCGCCGCATCCCACGTTCGCAATCTCCATAAGGTAGGATTGGTCAACTGATGGCAGCCGCCGCCCCATCCCTCGCCGATCCTTCCCAGCAACTCCTTCTGGACGACACCGGCGGCGCGCCCGTTCTCCCCTCGCTTCCCGACCCCGAACCCCCAACATTCGGCGAGAAGAACCGTCATCTCCCCGAGGCACTGAAGTCCATCCTGACTTCCATCGTGAAGGAATTCCAGAACGAGGAGATGTATGACAGACGCATCGAGGATCTCACTGACCGGGCACTTCGGTTCTATGACGATGGAGTTCAGCACTTCTACCCCAACTACGCCACAGGCGTTTATCAGATTGGTGAAGCTGGTGGAGCAGTTAACATCGGGAACGGAGATGTGCAGTGCAGTGAATATCTCGGGGCCTACAATATCTTCCGCGCGCGCCGCAGGACCATCGACTCGGTCCTCACGCAAAATCCCCCCGGCATCGACTTCCAGCCCGACAAGCCCAACCGCGCGGAGGACCTAGAAGCGGGCGAGACGGCGGAAGGTTACTGGGAGCTGTTCAAGCAGAAGAATGACATGTCGGACTTGCAGCAGTCCGTGACGCGATTCTTCGAGCTCTCGGGCCGCGTGGTCAGCTGGACCTTCCAGAAAGCCGACCGCCAGAAGTGGGGACTCAACGACCAAGGCGAGCCGCGCACGATGGAGACGGCGGAAATCTTCGGCACCCTCGAATCCACGGTCCCCATCCTCTGCCGCCGCCAGGAAGACGCGATCTACTGCTACGTCTACCGCGATCAGCACATTTTGAAGGCGAAGGAAGAGAATCCTTGGCTGAAGAAGGACGGGGTGTGGACTATCTCGGGCGGTGAAGGCGGCCCTGGCGAATCGGAGTGGAAACGTTACGCGAGACTCGGCGTGCGGCAGGCGCGCAAGGGTGCCGCCGTCCTCAACACCACCATCGGCCACCTCATCACCGAGCAGCACTGCTTCCTCCGCCCCGCCGCGTTCAACTCCTCCAGTTGCGACGCCCAATACACCGGCCCCTCGGGATGGGACGACGAGAACGAACAGCCGATCATGGAACCCTTCGAGGGCGATGAGAACGGCGACACTTCGATCCGCGCCTTTCTTCTCACCCTCTTCCCCGAAGGCGTTCACATCAAGTATCTCGGGAAGGAACTCTCGGAAGCCACCGCTGAGTCAATGGACGACGCCATCGACATCGTGATGAGCGAGAAGCGCGACTCCCTCACTGGCGGCGCGCTCATGGAGCCGATGAAGATTGTCCAAGACGGCTTCAACGACTTCAAGAACTCGGAGCGGGAGTATTACGAAAAAGGCTGGCCGATGACCCACTTCAAGGGCGACGCGGAGGATTACGACGCGATCATCGACCAACAGAGTCGGCCCGCGCAGTTCAATCTCATCAAGAACCCGCTCGGCGGCCCTGAAGTCCCGCTCGCCCAATCCTTCTTCCGCGAGCCCGACATGGCCGTCCCGGAATCCTTCGTGGACTGCATGGAGGAATATCGTGGGCCGCTTTCGCAGGACATCACCGGCGCGTCCCCCGCGCTCGAAGGCGTGGCGGGTCCGCACGACGAAACGGCGTCACAAAGGGCGATGGACAAAACGCAATCCATCGGCATTCTGGGGCCGACGTGGAGCGCGGTGCAGCGCGTCTTCGCCGGGATCGCGAAGAAAGCTGCCCTCCTTGCTGCCAAGAATCCCGACCACGAACAGGAGATTGTGGTCGCGACGGGCGATAAGCAGACGGTCACGATCCGCCTTGAGAAGCTGACCCGTGGCTCCTTCCACACGTCCCCGGACCAGGACTCCACCTTCCCCGACTCCACCGGAGCGCAGAGGGCGAATCTGGATGCGACCCTCCCGCTCATCATGCCGACCCCTATCGGGATGGAGTTGCTCTCCTCCCCCGATAACTGGGAAGAAATCCTCCGCGTGAAGGGGATGACGGATTTCACCCTGACCCCCGCCGTCGGCTACCGCAAGCAAACGCGCGAAATCGACCTTCTCCTGAAGGAAGCGCCGGAGGACAACTCTGAGGCGGTGAATCAGTACAACATCCAGCACGCGTCGATGACATTGCAGGCCCAGGCAGGCGGACTCCCGCCCCCTCCCTACGCTCCCCCGC